TCACCATTAAGACCTCAATTGCTAAGGCGACTCCATAAACAAAACAATATGTTTAAATTATTCTCAAGTTTTCGACCAGGTCTTCTGTTTTGTTCATTCCCCACCCCCCAATTGTGACATATCCCTAAGACTTGACAAGCCATTAGCTAGGGAAAAATTTCTCCTTCAAAGCCAAGCAGCCGACCGATTAGCCCCATGATTGCGCCTAGGACACCGGCAGCTATTAAAATTCCTATTATTGTGACCCAAGATTTAAGCTCATCTTTTACATTGGTCATTTCGGGATTCCCCAAAGGATAGATTTCTATTAGTAGCCGTTGTCATCCAATTGCATTGATATTATATGAGGCCATTGATTACCCGAAAAGCACGGTTGGTGATGCGGTTCGGAGAATGTTGGAGAACGGAGAGCTGCCAGAGAGGCCACCAGAGGCCCAAATAGGGCCATAAAATCAGTTTTGGCATAGTTCAATATGCCGATAAGAGGGATAGGCCTGTTTTTGGGCGTTTTATTGAAGGGGTGCCTTTCTGTGGCAGGGTTGCAAGGCATGTTCTGATGGAATATAGTCTACAACGTTCGGACAGAACTCCCTCCGCCCGGCGCAGGAAGTTGCAAGGCATGTTCTGATGGAATATAGTCTACAACCGCCAAATCGTCCCACCGCCAGTGGTATAGCCACATAGAAAGCCCTGATAATCTTGCAAGTTGAAGGGAATTAAGAGATCTAATTGTCAATTTGTGGTGATCTTTTGCTTTGCTTCAAAGTCACCGCACCGATGCGGTTCGGTTGTAAGAGGCCTTGGCCGCGTTTTAAGGCTCCGCTTTACATTCTGAGGTACGACCTGTTTGCATGGAAAAGGGACAAAATGTCCCCATTCCACGCCTACAACGCAGACTCCCACACATCGAGCGACTTCAGATCAAAGTGATACGAAGTTGGAAACGGGTTGCAAGAGGAAGGTGGACCAGCTCCTGCTCCAACCACATGACCATATTCAGAACGACGAAAAATTAGTTAGCCTAACTAATAACTAATTTCCACCGAACTATCTATCAGGCCTATTTGTGGTATATTTCTCTTTTTCCTTCCTCTTCCTCAAAGTAATCGATATATGAAATCTAGCAAAATCATACTAGATTTCTTCTCAGAAGCAACCTCTGAAGAGACCAGCCAGAATTAGTTAGTAGTTAGGCTAACTAATTCCTACTTTAATATAATAACCAATTGTCTTCTATCCAGATGATAGGGCTTTGTCTCTATGAAATCACATGTATCTAAGAGCTTAGAGAAGCGCTCTTTGCTGAGGTGCATTTTCTTTCTGAGTTCCTTGGCTAGGAGCTTTCCATTGTTTGCGGCTAGCAGGGCTCTGAGGATATCGGCTCTGTCCTTCTCCATAGGACGAGGCTCGATACGCTCCAACTTTGATATCCTTTGGCGATCCAGGGCGATGTCCAGGGCCAGGCGGCCTTCTGTGTCATCTAGATGGCTTCCCAGGGCGAGGACTTGTTGCCTGAGGTCTAGAATCTCCTCATGGTTCCTACCCTGTTCTTCTCGGAGCTGCGCGACTTCTTCTCTAACTGCTTGAAGTTCAGCAAGTAATGCATTTAGAATAGCGTTCTCTGATGGCGATACAGCCGGATACGGCAAACTATATATGATAGGCTCTGCTAAGTTAGTCATACGTTAGTACCTTCGTAGGGTATTCTCCCTGGCGGGTGGCACCCCGTCAGAGACCTAATTTTTTGTCTTGCAGTTACTATCTTTTGTGACTTATATCTAACCCTGGCAAAGGCTATATCTTGTTATCATTGAAGACATATTGCCGTCTCAGTTTCACCACTAAGCGGCGGGCGGGGCACTGTCCCCGCTATCAATCTTCACGCCGTTTGATTCCAAATACATCTTAACGGCGTCGTTTACAAGCACACTGAGCTTTTTTAACCCACCCGTGTTCTTAACGCAATATTCTTTCAATGCCTGCGCAACTTCGGGCTCAAGGCCAATATTCAGTCTGGTTTTGTCATCGCGCGCATCCTTTGCCATGTATATATGTGAGACTGTTTTTGTTTAAATACGTTTCTGTAGTTGTGCGTGCAAACACCGAAACACTTATACACGTAAAAGTAGAGTGTTCATTGGTGAAACTGAAATGGCAGGAAACTTAATTCCAGAGGTGCCAGTAACGCAAGAATCGCAAGCAGTGAAGACCCTAATAACCTATCTGAATCATGGCGAAGAGCCAAAGGAGATGCCGCCATTCTTTAGGCTCTCTGGTGAGATGGTATTAGTCTTGAGCAATAAGAAGGACGTGTACTATGCGACCACGCCTAAGACTTGTTCTTGCCCTTCGCAGACCTTCAGACACGGGACCTGCAAGCATCAGCGCAAGTTCTTCCCCGTCAAGGAGAGCTCTCTAGAGTGGCCAGACGTGGCCCAGCCATTCAAGCCGGTCTTGGAGTGAATGCATGCGCCAACAGCTCCAACCCTTTTTAGGCGAAAGGTATCCCATCGAGGCCACAGTATCGCGATTTTCCACTACTCGTCGGCGTGATAGCGACATGGAATACACTTGTTTACTGACGAATATTATATTATTTTCTTCAATAGAAGTCCCTATCGATCATGGCTGGCTGTGCATTAACAAGAAATTCAGAAACTTTAATCCACACATAAAAGATCGAATTCGCTTCGACGGTAAGGTCTGCGAGTACTACAAATTCGATAGTGAGAGGTGCGATTTTGCGATTGATTATTTCCTTGGAGCGTGCCGTGATTTTAAGCTTGTGGGAATAGAGAGAGGCATAGACTTTAGAAGCTATTTGGAGCAGAAGGAGCGAGCGGCATGCACTCATCAGGCCGACGCAAAATGAGACGAGCTGCAGGAGTGCGACGACAGATTGCGCGGAGATGGAGACAGGCCGCGATCCTGTCAAATCTTTTTTAGATTGTTAAATATTCCGCTGGCAAACTTTATTATTTCGAGTGCATATCTTCCTATCACAACAAAAGCATGGAATGGATGAGATGTTTCATCCGACTGGTTGGGAATATATGCGAAGGTATAAAAGGGTCAAGGTGTAAGAGGTACATGCCGTAAATACAAGAAGAGAGCCAGAGCTAACACCCATGAAGTTTCCGAGGCTGCGTGGGGTTAGCCAGGCGCCTTACTGCGAGGTACTACCTACCTTCATAGGTATATATCATTATCTACGGGGGATGAGGCGCGTCTAGGGCTCTTTTTTTCGGCAGGAGAATAACATGAGATACGATAAACTGGATGAGTGCATAAAGCGCGCCGTTGTCGAAAAACCAGGCTCACCGATCGCAGAAATCATAAGACCCTTTCTAAAAATTAGGTGCGAGTCTAGCCTGCGCCAAAGGGTCAGGGGGCTGGAACTGCAAGGCCTCATACGGTTTGAAAAAACCAGAAAAGAGGTTTTCGTCTACCCGGTGGCATAACATTGCATCAGACAAAATCAGTGTCTAGCGATAGCTTCGGCTATGAAAAGTTGAATGACACGGATGCTGCAAACATCCGCGCGACTAAAAGGAGACTTCAGAATGATTATCAACACCAGCACATATAAACTTTTTGGATCAACGAACAGCCTTACGACAATAGACGATGTAATATCAGAAACATCTCGTCTTTACGAACAAGAGACCGATAACAGCAGCGCGTATTGTGGCGAATGTTTCAGTCCCATCGAGGAGGAACTAGACGACGACGCGCGAATCTTCTTCAGTCGGGATTTATTTTGCAGGTGCGGGAGGTGAGAAAATGTTAGATGAAGATCCAATTAAAGAGCTTATTGGCAAAATATGTGTCGTAAAAATAAAAAACAAGAAATTCATGTCAAAATTAATCGCTACTGATGGCGATGAACTTTGGTTCGTCAACCGCGCAGGCGCATACAGCATGATGAGGCGGTGCGACGTTTTAGCGATCTCAAAATTTGCACCAAAAAACTGGGGAGAGGTGGAGGTGATTTAATGCCCTGCCAAATGGACCCAGTTAGGATAGAGGCCGCCAAGGCGGTTATAACAGGGAAATCATGTTTGTTGCACAAGGCTTGCCGAGCAGGAGCGACTACGAGTCTTGCTTATGCAGCTGAAGAGCTTGGCAAGAGTCTTCTATTGATAGCACCAACCAATGCAATCCTCGATAAGACCTTAAACGCTGCTTGTAAGGAGTTGCCTGTCAAGATAGCAGCAAACTCTTTTTGCCTGAGATGGGAGGAGGCGGTAAAGGAAGATCCATTCCTGTTGAATCTTCCGCTTCCCATAGACGATTGTGAGAACTGTGACCATTACGGAATATGTGATGTCACTGCAATTATCCGATCTAAGAGGGAAGAAGGGAAAGGGATCACTTATGGGGTCACATACGATAAGCTCAGTGCAATAATGCTCGCCAAGCGATCAAAAACAGCAGAAGCGATCAAAGAAAGACTCAGAGGGTTAGATGCCACGGTATGGGACGAGAGCCACTTAATGGGACTCTGGCAGCCACCGGCGGTGCCTATATTTACGTGCCCAGATGTGCCAGAAGAATACCGTGTTTTAAGGAACATAGTTGATCGCTTTCAGAAGCTCTGTCATGAGTCTAACGGGGCAATCTCCGAGATTTTCGACGCCGCGAAGAAGGGGCACATAGGCCGCCACCTCTCCAGGTGGCGAAGCATTCGGGACCCGTTGCCCTTCGAGATCCTAGCAGCAGGATACGGAGAGCTTATCCAGTTGGCAGGTAGAAGGAAGGAACTTAATTATCCTGAGGAAGATATATTATTTCTGAAGGATATGGCCTCAATTCTCGCCGGTGTCGGGATGAGGATGAGCTACATTAGAGAAGACGGCGTAGGCAAGGTACTCGTAATAGGGAACGAGGCGACTAGGCAGCACGCTTTAAGGGAGTTCATACGCGCAAAGGAGAGGACCATAAAGATATTCACAAGCGGCACGCTCCTGGAACCTTGGAAAGAGTTCTTCGAAGATTTCGCCGGTGAGTACCTGGAAGACAAGATCTTTCCTGAGGCCAAATATGCCACATACAGGATGCTGATTATCCCGGATAAGTGGTCTCTAAATAGCCGCAATTTCCAGAAAAAGTTTGATGAGATTATAGGCAGGATAGAGGAGATCTGCCTTAGCAAGGCTCCAAATAGATGTCTTGTAATTGCACCGACCCAAAAGAAGGCCGCGGCAATAGCGATGAAGTTGGACCTTCCAGCCGAGATCATGCCCACGGTTGATTATTATCGCAGTGACAGAACAATGGGGGTAGAAAGTGATCTCAGGACTTGTATAGCCGTGGGCTTAGCACATGTGCCAACTAATGCATTTGATTACTTGGCACGCGGGAAAAATCCAGAGGAGAGAGCCGTTCATAGCGCAGCGATTAGGATTCAGGGAGTCCATGCGGCGAGCTGGCAAGCCTGGTGCCGGGTAAAAGATCCATCCGCACAGGAGGAGAGCACTGTCTATTGTATAGGGACCAGAGCAAAGCAGGCACTCGATGTTGCGACCTGGGGGCCTGGACGAAGGATGGAACTAGTCAGGACCGAAGTTAAGAAGTCCGGAGTGAGCAAAGCGGCTGGGGAGGAGATCAAATCATTCACTTTCAAGGTTGATGTTGATTATTGCCTTGACATGCCACGGATTCAGGCTGAACCCCGTGCAGACAAGCGATCAGGACGACTGAAAGTTGATGATATGATCATGGGGGTCGTCTCTCCTCAAAGGGCCATGAAGGAGTTGAGCGAAGGGAGGGATAATCAGAATATCCTGAGAGCTTGTGAGCGGATCTTAGATACCGATTATTCATTAGGATATTTACCGAGAAAGTCGGCAAACCGCCTAATACTATATATTAGGCACTTTGCCGGGAAAGTCGGTAAACTTCCCAACGCCTTCAAGACCCTACTGAATGGGAACGATGAAGAGCTTGACCTTATGGCTGCCTTTATGGCTCTCTACTTCTGCCATAGAACGAACCATTATGCAATTCAGCGATATAGCGACCTAAAGAAGAAATGGGAGTTTAGGAAGGTAGAGAAGAGCCTGGATGAGTACAACTTAGAGACCATCAAGAAACATCTCAGGGCAGATCAGGTTGATTCAGATCGTAGGTTTACCATAGGGGTGTACGAAATAGAACCAGGATCGGACACCGTCTCTTGGATCAATTATGACTTTGACCGGCACGACCAATCAGATCCCGACCCCAAGCCTGAGATCCTGAAGTTCTCGATATTTCTTACAGAGAACAAAATACCATTTCTGATTGAAGCCTCAGGCTCTCCAGACTCTTACCATCTTTGGATCTTCCTAACACCAACAAAAACATTCAACGCTTTCTGTGTTGCCAGAATGCTTGCCAGAGCAGCAGGGGTTAAGTGTAAGGAGATTTGGCCAAAACAGGAGGGATATGCAGAAAAAACGGAATATGGTAACCTTGTTAAGCTGCCACTTGCATATCACAATGGGGCAAAGACTCGGTCTTGCTTCCTAGATCCTGAAACCTTGGAACCATTGGAGCATATTCCTTTTCCGGGCTTGGTTCAGCTCTTTGAGCAGCCGAGGCCAGGGAGTGCGCCAAAACAGCCCAATAAGGCAAGAGTGAATGCCTTGGTTCCAACGACACCAACAGGACCATCTGACTTTAGGCCCTGTCTCATGGACGTTGTTGTTACAGGCCAATGTCTTGAGAAAGGACCTGGCCACTCTCTTAGAGTTGCGGCTGTGGTAGAGGCCACGCACGCAAAATTAACTGAAGATCAAGCTGTTGCTCTGTTCCAGAATGCCCCGGACTTCAATGAGGCGATAACCAGGCAGTATGTTAAGGGGATATACGCCAAGGAATACAAGCGGGCAAAGTGTTCTAGCCTTCTTAGATGGGGTGGGGAAATTATGCGCAGCCACTGCCAAAAGTGCCACAAACGTTGGGCCGCTGAGAATGTAGCTAAATTTGAGCAGGGGACTCTTATCTAGTCCCTCTTTTCCTAATTGGAGAAACTATTTACGAACTTGTCCTTTTTGGATAATTTTATATACTAACAGTTAGATATATAGATACATCCATGAGAAAATGCCACGTATGTACCAACCCCGACAGGCTCCAGATTGACAAGGCTATAGTCAATCAAACCAACTACCAAACCATTTCAAACTCTTACGGGGTCACGGTTCAGCAGATCAAGAACCATGTTCACTATGGGCATGTTCTCAAGCCGATCCAGGCAGCACAGCAGCAAGAGGAAATCAAGCACGGCCTTGAGCTTGCATCTCTCCTCGAAGAGATATCAGAGATCTCTTTGGGCTCTGCCAGAGAGGCCAGAGCTGCCAAAGATTACAGAGCCATAGGCGGTATTCTAAGTACCTCCTGCAAAGTGGCTGAAATCCTCTCAAGAGCATCTACAGGCGATAAAGAAGAGTCTGGGCTCCAGGCAATGAGAGCAGAACTCAAAGCGATGAGGGAACATGTGGAAACTTCCACCTCCTGAGAGCAAAGCGGCCGAGGTCTGGATTGATTCCAACGAGGATGAGGATCATAAGCTCTTCCTGCTCTCTGGAGCAGTCCGATCCACAAAGACTGTGGGCTCTCTCATAGCGTGGGCTGATAGAGTCAGCAGTGGCCCAAAGAACGCTCCTCGAATGATGCTTGGCAACACAGAGCGCACGCTTCAAAGAAACTGCATAGATCCACTTAGGGAGTTTGTAGGCCCTGAGAACTGCAAGCTTAATTCAGGGCTTGGAGAGCTGTATTTATTCGGGCGTAAAATATACTTAGTTGGCGCTAATAATATAGGTGCCTTGCCAAAGGTCCAAGGCCCGACCCTACTTGATGCCTATGCAGATGAGGCGGCCACATTCCCGGCCGATGTCTTTTCAATGCTCGTATCTAGGCTTTCCCTTCCAGGTGCCAAGCTGTGGGCAACCATGAACCCTGGACCGCCAGCCCATTGGATGAAAAAGCGGTTCATTGACAGAGCCACAACCATCAGGGCTAGGGTCTGGAACTTCGAGCTTGATGATAACCCGTTCCTACCTGATGATTATAAGGACTGGCTGAAGTCCACCTATACAGGCCTGTGGGCACGCAGGATGATCAAAGGCGAGTGGGCATTAGCTGACGGCCTGGTCTTTGAGAACTTCGATCCTGATAAGCATGTAATCAAGGCTCTTCCCGATGGCAGAGCCGATCAGATGAGGATAGGCGTGGACTATGGCGCAGCCAACCCGACTTGCTTCTTAAAGGCTCTCAGATATGGCACTAAATGGGTTATTGCTGAAGAATATTACCACAGGCCCAAAGAGCAGCGCCAGCAGACCAACTCCGAGTATGCAGCTGATCTCAAGCGGTTCATAGGCGATCTATATCCTACTTCTGTAGAAATTGATCCAAGTGCCGCCGCATTCATCCATGAGGCGAGGCGGGCCGGTGTTCGAGGCGTCCATCCTGCTAATAACGAGGTCCTGGCAGGACTTCAGAGGATGGCAGAAGGCTTGCAGAGTGGACGTTGGCTGATTCATGAGCGTTGTACTAACCTCATTCAAGAACTCCAGGGCTACGCATGGGACCCGAAAGCCCAGGCCCAAGGGCTCGATAAGCCAATCAAAACAGAAGACCATAGCGTTGATTCTTGGAGATATATAATAAATGCACTATCATAATAGGTTGAAATCATGGTAATCACTACATTAACCGCATTCTCGGATGGTGCCGAGTGGCCCATCAAGGATGAACAAACAAGGCTTGATAGGTATGCAAGAAACGCCTTGCTTTATGAGGGAAAGCATGGAGAGGTATGGCCAGAGCGGAACCCCTATCCGTCAGTCTCCAGCCAACACGGTTTCACTGATCTGCTCTCAAGCGATAGAAATCACGTAGACATGGCTGTGAATTGGCATAAGCGCCTAACGACGGTATTTGCAGATCTCCTATGTGGTGAGCCCTACAAGGTCACTGCAGACCCACAGGAGACCGCAGACCGCATAATCAAGGATAATGCCCTTATCCTTAGCACCTACGACCTCACAATGGATGTGGTCAGGTATGGGACAGGGCTCTTTAAAATCAGGTTCGATATGCGGGGCATAATTGAGGTGATCATTCGAAGGCTCTGGTATCCAATAGTGAGCCCTGACAATGCCAAAGAGATCCTAGCTCATGTCCTGGCCTGGTCATTCAAAGAAGGATCAGAGGAGTATGTAAGGGCTGAAATCCATGAGCGGGGCAAAATCCCAAACTAGCTCTTCAAGGTCATGGGCGGTAAGCTTCGAGATATGCCACTTACGACCATTGCCAGGTACGCCACCATAGAGCCTGTGGTTGAAACTGGCGTACCTGAGTTCCTGGTTATCCCTGTTCATAACATCTTGGGCAGTGACGGGGTCTTTGGCGCGGATGACTTTGGAGACCTTAACGACCTGGTTAAGGAGCTGGAGAAGAGGCTCATTCAGGCCAGCCGAATATTAACCAAACATGCAGACCCATCAATAACAGGCCCGGCAAGCAAGATAAGTGTTGATCCCTACTCAGGCGAGGCAGTGGTTATCGGTGGTGGGCAATACTTCGGCTACAATCCCGATGAGGCGCGCCCAGAGTATATGGTTTGGGACGCTAAGCTAGACGCCGCCTATCAGCAGATCGAGCTTATCATAAGAAAGCTCTACATGGTCTCTGAGCTGTCCCCGGCTGCGCTTGGAGAACTCAAGCAAGGCCTGGCAGAAAGCGGATCTGCGCTCAAGCGTCTCATGATGCCCACACTTGCCAAGGTCAACAGGCTTAGGCTTAGGGTGGATCCAGCCATTAAGGATGCTCTCAGGATCACTGCAGCCCTTGAGGTTGTGGGAAGAGCCACAGGAGCCACGCAGCTAACCAACATCCAAATTACATGGGCTGATGGACTTCCAAGGGACGAAAAGGAGATAGGCGCCCTGGAGGGTGCCCGGAAGAACTCAGCACTTACCAGCACTGAAGCTTCTCTAAAGAGACTGGACCCTGAGATGAGCGATGCAGACAGGGAAGAAGAGGCCACCAAGATCAGGGAAGAAGCCCCAGAAATGTTGTAAATACTGAGTATGTACAACCTATGGAGATTTCCTATTTCTTTTCTGGTCTCCCAAATATGGCCTAAATGCTCTTTGGCAAACAAAACATACCATAGACTATGGGTATGGATTGATGCCTTTAGCTGATATCGAATAATCGCTATCGGCTGTGGTGTACAATCTGGAGCGCAGAGGCTAGGGTAACGAGTTCTGATGTGTATTTATAAAATGTTCTCTGCTCATATACTCGCCTTTCCAGTTGTATACTCCCATGCATATAACTTCTAAGCTGTTCTGCCTAATTGTGATAACTTTAGAAGAAATTATCCTTTTTGGATAAATTTATATATTAGCACGTCCATGTATATATTAGGTTAACGAAATCCGTTAAAATTTCGGGATAATTATGGAAGCCGACGAAAAGAAATTCACTCAGGCAGAACTAGACCGGCACATTGCAGCCCGGCTACAGAGAGAGAGGGAGAAGATAGGAGATAACGAGGCTCTGAGAGCTGAGAACGCCTCCCTAAAGACCTCCCTGGAGCAGGAGAAGGCAACCCGGCTGAAGCTTGAGGGCGATCTATCAGCCCTGAACATGAATGACCTAAAGGCGAGGATAGCCAAAGAGATCAACCTTCCAGAGAAGCTTATACCGCTGGTCCCTGGCAAGACAGAGGACGAACTCATGGCGGGTATGAAAGCGTTGGCTGAATCCATCGGGCCTGGCCCGGCTGTGGGAGCTGGCACTAATCCAGCTACTCCAACACCTCAGAGATTCACAAAGCAGCAAGTCGAGAGGATGTCCCCGGAGGAGATCACCAAAAATTGGGCAACCATCGAAGCACAGCTTGCAGATGGAACGCTCAATAAGGCAGGTTAATATAAATGACACTCAATAATTTCATACCTCAGATATGGAGCGCTAAGCTCCTGGAGAGCCTGAAGAAGGCTCATGTGTACACTCAGACCGGGGTCGTGAACACCGACTATCAGGGCGACATAAGCGGCAAGGGCTCTGTAGTGAAGATAAACAGCTTTGGAAGCGTCACCATCAAGCCCTATACCAAAGACAGCGATATAGACGCTCCTGAGGCCCTTAGCGATGCTCAGACAAGCCTGACTATAGACCAGGCCAAGTACTTCAACTTCTCAGTAGACGATGTGGATGCAGCCCAGCAGCAGCCAAAGATCATGTCTGCAGCAATGGGACAGGCGAGCTATGACCTTTCAGATGTGGCTGACACATACGTAGCTGAGCAGATGTACGCCAATGTAGCGACCGCTAACACAATTGGCACAGATGATGATGCCGAAGTCTTAGATGCCGCCGCAGCAAGCGATACTTATGATCGCCTGATTGACATGAGCGTAATGCTCAGTGTCGCAGGTTGTCCAAAATCTGGCAGATGGGTTATAGTCCCTCCCTGGTTTACTGGTCAACTGGCCAGGGATGAAAGATTCTCGAATGTCTCAGCATCCGCTAGCCCTGAAGCCCTGAGAAACGGCATAGTCTCCAGGGTTGCAGGCTTCGACGTCCTGGAGTCCCTGAACTGTCCCACAGTGACCACAGGCGGTAAGGTCAACAGCAAGATTATCGCCGGTCACGGTATGGCCACGTCCTTTGCTGAGCAGATAAACAAGGTCGAAGCATACAGGCCTGAGAAGAGATTTGCCGATGCTGTTAAGGGACTTCATCTCTATGGATGCAAAGTCGTAAGGCCATCATGCCTGGCTCTTCTGACAGCAAGGGGCGTGGCTTAAAATGGTCCGCTCTGTGATCGCTCCCAACGTCCTTGATGGGTCTTTCAATGCAGCTGAGACCCCAGACACCATAGATACTGCTACCGACCATGAGATAGCCGTTGGCGGATATGGGGAAAAGCTTGTCTTGGCATTCCACCTCAGCGCGGCAACTGCAGCAGATACCATTGTGATCAAGGCAGGAACCGAGGATCCAGCCTTTAGGCGTGGTCTAGGAGATCTCACATACACATGTGAGGGAGGAGCAGCCGAGGTAGTGATAGGTCCGCTGGAAACTGCCAGGTATCTCCAGGCCGACGGCAAGCTCTACATTGACATAGCCGGGGCAACCATCGCAGGCACCATAGAGGCTTACAGGTTGCCTTAGGGCAATCACTTTTTAAGGTGATTTATACGACTGATTATATAACAGTCGCAGAAGGGACCAGTTACTTTGCTACTCGCCTTTATTCTTCTGCGTGGACTTCAGCATCAGCAGGAGACCAGGCCAGCGCCATAAGGATGGCTACTCAGGCAATAAACAGCCTTGCATACAAGGGCCGCAAGTACGATCCCGATCAGGCTAACGCATTTCCTCGATACCTCCCATATCCGAGAGGTGGGTATTACCTGGCTGACGAAGACAGCACCGGGGCGGCTGTAGTTCCTGCTGTGGTTAAAGAAGCATGTGCCGAAGAGTGCCTTGAACTCCTGACCTCAGGCGACTCCAGCAGAAGGAAGCTTCAGAACGAGGGCGTAACGTCCTTCAGGATATCAGAGCTTTCTGAGACCTTTGGACCTTCCTCGAATGCTCCAAGGCTAACTTCGCTTGTGGCCAGGCAGCTTATAAAGCCCTACCTGGTCGCAGGAGTGCCAATTCTATGAGCCTTATTGATGACTATCTTAACCAGGTAGGCCAGAAGAAGCTTACAACCCCTTGGACCCTGTACAGTGGCGACGTGGCAAACCCGCTTACGCCGTTGTCAGCTGTGCCGACACAGGACTTCAGAATCAGGATATTGGCCACATCTAGCGGCACTTGCGTTATTACGGGTTCTCTTGATGGCACGCCGAAGACGGAAACCCTATCAGTCGTGGGCGGCACCTCAAAGAATGGAACCTACACTTTCGATAGCTTGTCATCGATTAGCTGCACATGCCCGACAGGAACCATAACCGTAACGTGCATTGATACTAATGCAGCCACGATCAATCAAATTACCTATGCTGATTTTGATTGTAGATGGGAAGACGTTCAAACCACATACATGAACTCTTCCGGGGCATGGGCTCAAAGCAATGCAAAAGTGATGGCTAAGGCGCTGTATGTGGCAAATTATGTCATAAGAAAGTATGGCACAACGACCGAGTTTCCTATAAAGAAGGTTAAGCTATCTGCTAATTTGCCAGGGGAAGAAGAGTTTAGAGTATTTTTGCTTTAGTGCCAAAAGGGTTATCTCCCATAGAGGGAATTAGGGATTATGGCAGACAAGAAAAATCCCAGAGTGACAATATCCCCAGAGGCCTATAGAGCACTGATGATCCAGACTGCCATAGAGGGAGAGAGCCCAGGCGACATATGCTCAAAGTTGATTCTTGCCAATGTGTGCGCAGAGGCTAAGAGGGCATTAGAGGTTATAGGGAATGTTCCACCAGACCATAAGACCAAAGAGGGAATATCCCACAAACCCGAAGAGGAACAGGACCAATTAGGGAAAGAGTGCGGCGCGGTTACTGTTGCCGATTCTGTGGCAAAAAAGCCAAAATTGGCACATAATCAGGCCGCTCTGTCGCGCATAAAGGAGCTATGGAATTCTGGAGAGCACAACGCAGCAGCGATATCCAGACAAATTGGTTATCTCAGAAAGACCACGTATGACAACATTAAGAAGATGAAGGAAAGCGGCGAACTAGGAGATTGAAATTATGCACGAGAAATTATATGAGCAGATAGATGCTATGGATGAGAAGGTTACTAGAATTGCTAGCGCTTGCTTAGATAACATACTGAAGGCAGTTGATGTTGATAAGAACATTAATACCATAGGCGTTGAAGCAAATACGCTTAAATCGGTAGGCGAAGCACTGAAGGCCCTGGCAGATGGCTTAGAGAGCTATAGAGCGGTGACAAAAGCCATAGAGAAGGACGCGACTCCAAAGCAACAATTCACAACTTCGTCCCCAACTGTAGGCGGCCAACTCTGAGAGATCAGAATTTAAAGAGCGATGAAGGAGGGCGGACAATGGAAACAAAACTTAGGTTGAGCACGTTAAGTATCGTAGCTTTTAACCTCGTGTCTGCAATCGATCATGGATTCCTTGAAAAAATCACGTTTGATGAGATTTACAGGGAAATAGAAAGCGGCAATTTAATCGCATTCCTAAAGAGCCAACTTGGCGAC